GCTCGCCTTGCCAAGACAAAGCGGCTCCATCTTCGCCCATTGGGCGTCTGTCAAAACGAATCGGTTCATCCAAAGCTTGAATCATGACAAGCTGAAAAGAGGAATCCCGATTCCCAACAGACCCTAGGCCGGAATCGCGGACGGCGACCAAGATCCATCTGATCCCGGCGCATCGGCTCGTGCAGAACTCCAACGGCCAGGACCTGTTCCAGGGCGTGAGGGTCAATAAGACGGGTCTGCCCAAGGCATACCTCCTGCGGCTGACCAGCCCGATCATGGAGACCGGCCAGATCCTGGAGGTCGCAGCGCGCGACGCCGGCAACCGGCCGGTGATCAGGCACTGCTTCGACGGCGACGTAGGGCAGATGCGAGGCATTTCGGTCTTCGCGCCGGTGCTGCAGGTGCTGCGCCAATATGACCAGCTCTCCAACGCCACTCTCTCCACGGCGCTGGCGCAGGCGATCGTCGCGGCGACGATCGAGAGTCCGTCGCCGACGCAGGACGTGTTGCAGGCCTTCGAGAGTCTCGAAGAGCAAGGCGTCGGCGGCAGCCTCGACGGCTATCTCGATGCCCGCGCCGGCTGGTACGACAAGACAAGCTTCGATCTCGGCGGCCTCGCCCGAATCGTGCATTTGTTCTCGGGCGAGAAGCTGAACTTCCAGCGCAGCGAGACGCCCAACTCGAACTATGAGCCCTTCGTCCGCTTCCTGCTGCGGGAGACGGCGGCCTGCGGCGGCTTCACCTTCGAGGACGTGACCGGCGACTACACGGGCGCGACCTATTCCTCGATCAAAATGTCGACCACGACTAACTGGCCGATTCAGATGTGGCGGCGCTCGCACATCGCCGCGCCCTTCTACCAGTCGGCCTTCGAGTGCTGGCTCGAAGAGGGAATCGAGCGCGGCGACATCGCCTTCCCGGGCGGCGTCGATGCCTTCCTCGCCAATCGCATGGCCGCCTGTCGCGCCGACTGGCGCGGGCCCGCAAAGCCGGTGCCGGACGAGGTCAAATTCGCCGCGGCGCATGAAAAGCTCTACGGCATGGGCGTGATCACGGCGGAATATATCGCCGCGGAGCTCGGTCAGGACATCGAGGACAACTACGACCAGCTGGCGCGCGAGATGGCGATGCGCCAGGAGCGCGGCTTGCCCGAACCCACGATCATCACGCCCGAGCCGATCATGGAGAAGGAGCCGGCCGATGAGTGAATCCGTCGACTGGACCAACCCCTGCGAGCGCTTCGCGGCGCTGAGCAAGGCGTATTACAGCCTCGTTACTGGCGCGTTGGAAACCGAGATCCGTACGCGCACCCTCGACGCCGAGGAAATGGTGCGGTTCAGCCGGGCCGATCTGAACACGCTCCGAAATGAGATGCGCGCTGCCGAGGCGGCCTGCTGCGCTCTTACTGGCGCCCCAAATCCGAACCAGCGCTTTGCAATGCCGCTGACCTACCGGTCGGCGCGTTTGCCCGCAAGTTACGACCCGACCGACCCGCGAGGTTGATGTGTCGAATACGCTTCTCCTGCGGATCGCAGACCGGATTCTCAACCGCCCGCTGCTGATCCTGCCGGAAAAGCTCGTCCTCATCTCGGAGGTTCTCGCCGGCCGGATCGGCATTGACGCTGCTTTGGCCCCTGACGCCTCACGTTTCGTCGGCGATGCGACCGAGACGGACGCGAGCGGCCGGGTGGCAGCAAAACTTCCCTATCGCCGCACGGCCGAGGGGACCGGGATCATCACCATCACCGGCTCGTTGGTGAACCGCGGCGCCTGGATCGGCGCCCAGTCGGGGATGACGAGTTACGAAGGGATCGCGCATCAGATCGAGAGCACGATCAGAGATCCGAAGGTCCGGAACATCATTCTCGACATCGACTCGCCCGGCGGCGAGGCGGTCGGAGCGATGGAGACGGCTGCGCTCGTTCGCAAAGCGAATGAAGCAAAGCCCGTCTACGCCATGGTCAACGGCATGGCGGCCTCAGCCGCGTACGCGCTCGCTTCCGGAGCCAAGGCGATCATTTCGACAGAGTCCGGCGTCTCCGGCTCGATCGGCGTGGTGCTGATGCATGCCGATTACTCCCGCGCCGTGGATCGCGCCGGGATCACGCCGACCCTGATCCATGCCGGCGCTCACAAGGTCGATGGCAATCCCTACACGCGGCTGTCGGGCGAGGTGAAGGCCGACCTGCAGGCGGAGGTCGACCGCTATTACGCGCTGTTCATCGACGCTGTGGCGGCCGGCCGAGGTCGTCGGCTCGGCGCAAAAGCGGCGCGGGCGACAGAGGCGCGGACATTCATCGGCGACGCCGCCAAGGGCGCGGGTCTCGTCGACGATATCGGCTCCTTTGTCGAACTTCTCGGGCAGCTCTCGAAAGTCGGATCCTGCGGCACGAAAGGAAAACGGATGAACATGCATTCTGATGAAGATCTTGCCCGCGCCCGTGCCGAGGGGAAGGCTGAGGGACTGACCGAGGGCCGCGAGGCGGGCTTTGCCGCCGGCAAGGCGGAGGGCGCAAAGGAAGGCTACGAGGCCGGCGCCGCCGAGGGCCGCCGCGTGGGCGCCGGGGACGAGCGCGCGCGCATCAAGGCGATCCTCGCCCATCCCGAAGCCGCAGGGCGGGAGGCCTCGGCGCGCCACCTCGCGCTCAATACCTCGATGAGCATCGAGGACGCCGCGGGTGTGCTGGCGGGCGTCGCCAAATCCACCAGCATCGCCGCCCGCGCTGCCGAGACGGTAACGGCGGCGTCCAGCGTCGGGGATGTTCCGGCCGAGAACATGCAGCCCGGCGCCGCCTCGTGGGCCTTGATCGCCGATGAGCTCAACGCCGAGGTCGGCCGCCGCGCCGGCGCAGCTCGCTAATCCACGGAGTTCTCACCCATGACCGTCAAGGGCATCACGCTCTATGAGGCGCAGCACGCCTTCACCTTCGTCGTCTCGGAGGATTCCGACGGCGCGGGCTATCTCTCCCGCGACACTTTCGTCACTGAGGGCGGCGTCTCCGGCGTCGACTTCCTCGTCGGCGAGATTTTCGCCGTCGTCGACGGCAAGGCCGTCAAGCTGAACCCCGCAGGGACCGACGACTCGGAAAAATTCGCCGGCATCGCTGGCTATCGCGCCAAAGTTCCCCCGGGCCAGACGATGGAATTCGTCGGGATCAACCAGCACGCCACCGTGCGCGGCGCTGACCTGACCTGGCCCGCTGGCATCTCCGACGCGGACAAGGCCGAGATCGTCGCGCAGATGGACGCGGCGTTGATCAAGGTCCGCTGAGCCGCTCCCTAACCATCAGGATTCCCCTTCATGGCCATCATGGACGTCTTTCTGGGCGACGCCTTTTCGGCGCGCTCGCTCACCGCGGCTGTCGACCGCTACAGCTACGTTCCCAACTTCCTCGAAACCCTGCCGGGCCTCTTCACGCCCAAGCCTGTCCGCACGGCAGAAGTCTGGATCGAGGAGCGCGACTTCGCGCCCGTGCTCATCCAGACTTCGCCCCGCGGCGCGGCTCCGTCGCAGCGCGGCGGCGAGCAGCGCAAGGCCCGCGCCTTTATGACGACGCGCATCGCCGACGCCTCGCGCATCTGGGCCTATGAGATCCAGAACGTGCGCGCCTTCGGCGATGAAGCCGCCGTCAAGGATATGCAGATGGAGGTCGCCCGCCGACAGATGAAAATGAAGGCGGACTTTGCGCTCACCAAGGAGAACATGCGCCTCGGCTGCATTCAGGGCGTCGTCGTCGACGCCGACGGCACGGTGATTTACGACTGGTTCGAGGAATTCGGCCAGACGAAGCCAACCGAACGCGTCTTCGACTTCTCGGTGAGCGCCACCGAGGGCGATATCCGGAAGGCGACAAACGCCATCAAGCGCCGGATGGTGCGCAACCTGAAAGGTCTCGGCGGAGCCGGCGTCGCGATCCATGCGCTCTGTGGCGACGATTTCTGGGACGCCTTCATCACCTGCCCGGAAATCCGCCACACCTATCAGGCGCAGATGGCGCTTGCCCTCCAGAACGACGTCGGGAACGCGTGGGAGAGCTTCAAATTTGCGGGCGTCACTTGGCATAACTATCGCGGTACGGACGACAATTCGACGGTGGCGATCCCGGCGAAGAAGGTGAAGTTCTTCCCCGTGGGCGCGCCAATCTTCCAGATCGCCCATGCGCCGGCTGAGCGCTTCGAGTTCGTGAATACCCCCGGCCAGGAGACCTACTCCTGGATCGTGCCGGATCGCGATCGCGACTCATGGGCGGACGTGGAGCAATATTCCTATCCGCTCCATGTTTGCCTCATGCCGCAGGCGCTTGACGCGGGGAAGATAAGCTGAGGGTTTGTGCTGGATGGTGAATTTCGTCCGGTTGAGTTTGTGCAGAAAGCTGGGATTAAGTAACCCCCGTCCAGTAACCCCTAAAGGTCAGGCCAGCGCATGCCAAAAATTCCGAATCAATACATCAAGAGCATTGTCAACCTACTCAGAGAAGGGCGGCCGATTGGCACGGCATTTGTGGGGCGACTTGGGGAAATCGACGATGCCTTTTACGAAACTTACTATCTGATTACATGCGAACATTGTATCGAAAAGAGCGTGCTGGCTCGTTTCAGTAATGGACAATCTATATCGATTGACCAGCGCCAGTGGTGTAAGTCACCCACCGGTGACGATGTCGTTGCGTTCGATATTACCGACATGGTTTTGAGGGCTCAAGGCGACATCGGCTATATCGATATTGGCAATGCAGTCGGTCGCATGGACTCGAATTTCGGTATTGGCTCAGACCTATATATGCTTGGATTATCGCTTGATGAACGGGATATCGGGGAGAACGTTCCCCGCGCTAGGTTTGGTAATCTGAGCGCATTCGCGAACGATCGTGTACTCATACGTCAGGGAAATAACGCTGAACGCCCCTGCCATTTGGGCGACATGCGTTCAAGGACCGGATTTTCAGGCTCCCCAGTCATCGGCTACATGGAAATGCCTGCCTTGGATGCTCGTGAGAACTACAAATACGGTTTGTTCGGGATCCATAGTGCCCAACATGGCGAGCGCATAAGCCTGTTCACCGAAAGCGACGCCAAGGCAGTCGAGATCCCCTCGAGCATGACGCGTATCGTGCCAGCGTGGAAAATTGAGGAGCTACTTGAACATCCGACGCTAGTTGCGCAGCGGGAAGCCCGGAAGCGATCAACAGCCTAAGGCGTTACCGGATGGAAATCAGCGTATGCAACCCGCCCGCCTGATGCGCCTCCATGCGGCGACGGACGATCAACTGGGCCAGCGAGTGCTGATCAAGCCGCAGAACAGCGGCGGCTATGTCGTCGGCGCCGCCGATCCCGAGCGGCCCGAGACGGAAGTCCTGGCGTATGTCGCACGTGGCGCGGGCGTGGTGAACGCCGCCGGCGCGACGCCAGGCGACGTGAACGCGCGCCTGCGCTTTTCCGCCGACACCGCGAAGATCGAAACCTCGGCGCTTCCCTACGCGGTCGAGGAGGGCGATCTGGTGCAGCTGCTCGACGTGGACGGCGCGCCGACGCTGCGGGTCAGTCGCACGGCGCTGTTCGGGACGGATCGTACCTTGCTGTTTCTGGTGGGAACCGCGCGATGAGCCTCGTGCCCTTCGCTCTCCGGGTTTGCGCGACACGCGCGCTGCAAGCGGCGCTGCCAGCCAGTGTCGTTGTTGTCGACAGTCCCCAGGAGCCGCTCGATTGTCTGGACAAGGCCGCGCCACGCCCGGTCGTCGCAGTCTATACCGGGTCGGCGATGACCAAACTGGAGGGGCGCAACCTGCTGGGCGGCGCGCCGGTGGTGTTGCTCACCCTGCAAATCTTCCTGCCGGAGACTTTCGTTTTCGAGATGTCGCCCGACCAAATCGTCACCGTGGACACGCGGCGGCAGGGTGCAGAGACGGCGCTCGACATTCTTTGGCGCGACGCCCTGCTGGCGCTGAACGCTTCCGCGGAGCCATGGGCGTCTCTGTGGCGCGAGTTTGCGCCAGCCGTCGTTAGCATCGCCAATCAACATTATCTCCTCGAAAGGAACGGCGTAAAGGTGACGGCGCGCGAGGTGACGCTAGAATGCGAGCCGCTGCATGAGCCGGTTCCAGGCGCGGAGCCTGCGGGCGCGTGGGCGGCGTTCATTACTCTGATGCGCGCCGACACGCGCGACGACGGCCTATCGACGTTGGCGGATTGGGTCGAGGCGTCGATCCGCAGCGCGATGCTGTCGCCCGCGGGTCGCGATGCGGCCTATCTGGGGCTTTCGGCTTATGTTGCGAAATCGGTCCACATCGAAGACAGCGTCGGAGGCGCGGATTCTTGCGACCCGCAGGAGCCCGATGTCGAAATTCCGGCCGGATCGAACCCATGACGCTCGCCGATGCGATCATGGATTTGCAGCGCAGTCTCTCCGGCGCGATCCGCGAATTGCAGCTCGGCCTCGTCGAGGCGCAAAAGGAAATCGAATGGCTGCGTAGCGCCAAGGACAACTCGGTCATCGACGGAAGGGTTACTGACCGGGATTCGAAGAAGCATCGCATCCGCATCGAGATCGGGCTCGACGACGAGGGCGAGAGCGTCAAGTCGCCATGGATCCCGTATTCGCAGATCGCCGGGGCGCGCAAGGAGGCCAGATCGACGTCATTCTGCTCGGGCGCGGCGAGGATGGCGCGGTGGACGAGGCGTCGGTAAAGGCCGTCCGCGACCGGCTCAACGCCGACGACGGCGGCCAGCTGACGGATATGGTGACCGTGCGCTCGGCGCGGCCGCTGGCTTTCGACATTGTCGCCGAGGCCATCATTCCGCCCGGGCCGACGCCCTCAGTGATCCAGAACGCGTCCGTTTCCGCGATCACCGCCGCCATGAGCACGCTCAAAGTCGTCGGCGGGCGCGTCCCGACCGACGCCATCATCGCCGCCGGCCGCGTGCCGCCCATGAACAAGTTCAGGCTCGTTTCGCCGGCGGAAGACATTCTGCCCGAGCCTGACGAGGCGCCTTATCTGCGCTCCGTCTCCGTCGCTCTCACGGTGGCGGCGTGAGCGCGGAAACGCTGCTCCCGCCCAACTCAACCCGATGGGAGCTTGCGCAATCGCTGACTTCGGCCGCGCGCCGGCCGCTGCCGACCGACTTGCCGCGGCTCGTCTGGAACCCGGATCTCTGGCCCCGAGGCGTTCCTGCCTTATCTCGCCTGGGGCCTCGGACTCGAGATCTGGAAGGACGAGTGGCCCGAGGAAAAGAAGCGGGACGTCATCAAGCGCATCTGGCTCCTGAAGCGCCGCAAGACGACGCTGCAGGGGATCAGGGACTATGTCGAGCTCACTGGGGGCGAGATCGTCAAGGCGGTTCGGCCAAAGGATCGGATGTGGTGGGTCCCCGCCATGTCGGCGGAGGAACGTGCTGCCATCGACGCGCGCATGCCGGAGATCCGCATCTTTCCGCAGCCGTCCGTCGCGGAGGCCGGGCCGGCCCAGACGTTCTTCAACGTCTCCTTCTGGGGAGACGGCGCGCGCTATCCAGACGACGCTAAGCGGTCCTGGCTCGATCGCACGGTCTATGTCGATGAGGACGGCGAGCGTCCTGTCACCATCACCGGGCTGAATGGGGCCGCGGTCGACGACAGCTATGTCATCCAGCTGCGTGCGAGCGCGACAGCCAAGGCGTTTTATGGGCAGGCGCAGTTCAGTGGGTTCTCGGCGCCCATGGGCGGCCCATGTCCTTCTGGAGCTGGTCGCGCTCGGGGATCCCGGCTTTTTCCGCGGAGCTGACCCTGCGGGCGCCGACGCCAAAGCCCTTGTGGCAGTTCGCCGCGTTCTGGGGCCAGGGCTTCTGGGCCGCGACGGACCTGTCGCTGCTCTGGGACGCGTTAGAGGCCATCCGGGTCTCTCAGGCGGCGCGCGACGACATCACCGTGTCCCTGCAACTTTACCGCGAGATCACTTTCTCCGGCGGGCTTCGCTTCGGCGAGTTCGCTTTCGGCGATTACCAAAAGGCGGCTTGAATGGAAAACCGGGTCAATTTCATTGCCTATGCCGAAAACGTCCCCGAAGACGTCAACAACCTGCAGACTTACGTCTCGGACTCGCTCGACCATATCGTCGTCGACACGCTCGTGCAGGGCTCGAAGTTCTCAGGCTTCCTGACTGCCAAGAGCGGCCCGGCGCAGGTCGCCGTGACCGCTGGCCGCCTCTACAGGAACGGCGTCGTCTATGCGCGCGCCACGCCGACGACCTTCGATTTCACCACCCAGCTCCCGGTGGCCGCGAAGAAGAAGGTGCTGATCACCGCATGGGGGACGGAGGTCGACACGGGCGCGACGCCGCGCAACGTCCTGATCGCCGCCCAGTCCACCCCGCAGAACCCGGTCTACCAGCCGCAGATCCTGGAGATCACCCATTCCCGCATCGTCAATCTCGGCACGTCCGTCGGCGCGGAGGCGCCCGACCCGGCCGCTCCGGTGATCGACGCGGCGCTGCTCTTGCTCGCCACCGTGGTGCTCTCGCCCACCGGCGTCGAGAGCGTCACGGTCGCCTCGGAGAACGAAGTCGGCAATCTCGAAGACCTGAGCGACCGCGTGACGGACATCGAGACGTGGGAGGCGGTGGCGGCGCCCATGATCCTGTCGCTCGCTTCCGACATCGCCCGCATTTCTAACGACCGCAAGAACGACCAGAGCGCCGATCTGACCGGGCGCATCCTCGGCCGCCTCGCCGTGCTGGAGTCGCGGGACGGCATTCCCTCCAACGCCGCCGACAGCCTCGCCGATTTCTTCCTTGATCCGGCGACCTCCGATCTCGGCCATGTCGCCTCGAACTGCAAGGTCGACGAAGGCGTGCGCTTCGCCGATGACGGCCTCAATGAGACGGCGCTGCAGCTGTTCAATCCGCTCAATCCGCAAGTGACCGTCGCCAATGGCGTACTATTCCCGGCCTATGAGACGGCGCTGCGCATCAGCGTGGGGCCCCAGACTGGCTCGGTCAGTCTCGCGAGCTACACCTACCAGACCGTCGAATTCCTCAAGAAGCAGATGTCGCGGACGCGCATCCGATGGGGCAATCCCTTCTTCGTCTGCACCAACTCGGCGTTCTGGTCCTCCGGCCGTTATGATCCGGTGACGCATGTCTTCGCGCGCACTGGCGAGACGTTCCAGATCGACCCCGCCTATTCCCAGGCGGCGCTCATTCCGCACGTCTTCATCCGGCTGACCCAGTTCTGGACCGATACCTATTCCGAAGCCTATTGGGACATCAACAAGGAAGCCTTCACCGTTTCCGGGTCCTCGGTCGAGGAGACCTTCCCGGTCGGCCAGGACATGTGGCTGCACTCGATCGCGCTGAAGTTCACCCAACTCGACTCCTCCGGCGCGGTCACCATGGTCGTCTGCGAATGCACGTCGACGGGGGAGATCGATCCGACGCGCGTGATCGGCAAGGCCGTCGTCGCCTATGGGTCGCTGACCACGACGGGCAAGACCGCCTTCGTTTTCTCGACGCCGATCTTCCTCAAGGCGGGCGCCCGCTATGGCTTTCGAATCGTCAGCGGAGCCAACCATTACATCACCACGGCCAATGGCCCGGCCTTTCCGAACGGCATGTTCTTTACGATGATCGGCGGCTACGCCATCGCCGATCCGCAAAAGCACATCGTCTTCGAGCTTTACGCCTGCCGATTCCAGCAGAGCGTCGTCACGGTCGACCTGCAGGGCTTGCAACTCTCCGGCGGTATTGTCGGCATCGACATTCTGGCGGAATCGGTCGTTCCCTCGTCGGTGAGCCTGACTTACGCCGTGCAGGTCAACGGCGCCTGGGTTCCGCTGGACCGCGTCAACGCAGGCGTGCTCAACGCCGGCGGCGCGCTGCCGCCATTGCTGCCGTTCCGGGCCGTGTTTCAGGGCACGCCGGACATGATGCCCTGCGTCGGCCTCCTGAACTCGCGCGTGCGCGTGGAGCGGCCCAAGACGGCGTTTGCACATTACTGGCCCGCCGGTGGGCGCACGCCGCCGGCGTCGACCTCCCAAATCCGGCTGACGGTTCGCTACGAGAATTTCGATCCGCTGATCCATGCCGCGAGCGTCAAGCTGCTCACCTGAGCGAGTTTCGCGACGGAGACGGCCGCCTCGTCATATAGCGACGTCGCACCTGAACCCGGCGTTATCGAACGTACCTATGTTTGGAACCTCGGCGCTCCTGTCTCGGCCTTCAAGTTCAAGGCGACGGGCTCCTCCTCCACGCCGCTCAACGTATTCCACATCGCCTGGTTCAAGGACTGGGTCCCGTAAGGAGATCAGCATGGCGAAAACTCCGACCAAGACTGAAACGGCCATCCCGGAGCCGGCCTACACGGAAGTGACCCTGTCCAGGATGGTGGAACTGCAGGGCCACGCCTATCGACCGGGCGTGAAGCATGTCGTCGACGCGGCGACGTTGGCTGCGCTCGGCGACGCCGTGGCGACGAAGAGGCCACTCAACGCATGAGCATCCTCCCGCCCGAGATCGACTTCAGGGTCGACAAGGCGGCTTCGCCCGACCGCATGAACCGCGCAACGGCTCATATCGACGCGCGGCTGCGGGCGCTCGAGGCCTACAAGCCGAGTTTCGATCAGCTGTTCGCCGAATTGCAAATCTTCGGCCTGCAACGCGTCAATGAAGCCGTCGCGCCGCTGCTGCAGGAGCTTGGGCGGGTGCAGGCGCTGGGGTTTCTCAACGCGCCGATCCAGCCGGGGACGACCGCCTATTTTGCGCTCGGGCCCATGAGCGTGACGATCTCGGAGGATCGCCGCAACGTTTTCACGCCCTCGCCGTAGGTCATGCTGGTCAGCGACAGCGTTGCGGATTCTTATGTCCTCGGCCGAAAGCTTTCCTACGACCAGCAAACGGGTGAACTCCACATCAACGTCACCAACCAATGGGGCGCAAATTCCCTGCTGGCGGATGTGACGGTGTGGGGCGTCGCCGGCGGCGCGCTGTCGGCGCTGGAGAGCGCGGACAAGACTGTCTCCGCGAACACGGCGGCGCAGGCCGCTGCGGCGACGGCGACCACCGCTGCCGCGACGATTTCCGGCTCGACGACGACCGCCGTGGCGGCGGCGCAGACCGCCTCATTGGCGGCCAACAATGCCGCGGCCAGCGCCGCGCAGGCGGCCGCTTCGGCGGCGTCGATTTCGAGCGGCCCGGTCCTGTCCGTCAACATGAAGACCGGCGCCGTGTCGCTCTCTGCCGCGGACGTCGGCGCCTATTCCGCGGCGCAGATCGACAGCAAGCTCGCCGTGATCGACTCCGGCACGTTCTGAAGCGAGGCCTATCATGGCGGATCCAATCCGGCTCGTCGTCGGCGACGATTGGGTACTGCCCTTCACCTACCGCGACGGCGTCGGCGTCGCGATCGATCTAACGGGTTTCGGCGTCGGCGGCGACGTGCTTTGGCCGGATGGCCGGATCGCGATTGATGCGCCTGATGGCGCGGTGGAGCTTCTCGATCAGACCGTCGAGGCGAATAGAGGAAAATTTGTCCTGAGCCTCGGCCGAGCGGCAACCGTCAAGGTCCCCGTCGGAAAGCCGGGGACGCATCTGCGCGCCTTTCTGATCACGCCGGATGGCGACATGCGCAGTTTCCCCGCCTGGCCGCTCTGCGTCGAAGCGCGATGACAACGGACCTCGTCCTGGCGCTGAGCGCCGCGGAGATCGTCTTCGACGGCAGTCCCGCGGCCTCCCTGACGCTCGACGGCGCTGCGCCACAGACGCTGGAGATCGCGGCGGCGCCTGCCATCGCCCTCGAAGTGGCGATGCAAGCGCCCGTGCTCGTCTCGGCGGCTGAGCAGGGCCCGCCCGGGCCGCAGGGCATGCCGGGACCGCCCGGAGCGCCGGGGCCGCCCGGGCAAGGCGTTCTGGACAGCGCTTTCATTCTCGACGGGGGAAATTTCTAGATGGCGAACACCATTCGTCTCAAGCGGCGCGCCGCAGGCGGCGCGGCCGGCGCACCGGTATCGCTCGCCGCCGCCGAGCCGGCCTATAATGAGCAGGATGATACGCTCTATTACGGCAAGGGCGACAGCGGCGGAAATGCGACCTCGATCATCCCGATCGGCGGCGCGAAAACCTTTTCGACCTCGCCGATCATGCCGACGCCGGCGACGGGCGACGATTCGACCAAGGGCGCGACGACCGCCTACGTCAAGGCGCAGGGTTACCTCACCGGTAATCAGCCGATCACGCTCTCCGGCGACATCACCGGCTCGGGCGCGACCTCGATCACCGGCACGCTCGCGACCGTCAACAGCAATGTCGGGACCTACACAAAAGTCACCGTCAACGCCAAGGGGCTGGTCACCGCCGCGACGAACCTGCTCGCGGCCGACATTCCGACGCTGACGGCGTCGAAGATCAGCGACTTCGATGCGCAGGTCCGCGCCTCGCGGCTCGACCAGCTGGCGGCGCCCATGGCCGCCGTTTCGTTGAACGCGCAGAAGATCAGCAATCTTCTTGACCCGACCAACGCGCAGGACGCCGCGACCAAGGCCTATGTCGACAGCGTCGCGCAGGGGCTCGACGCCAAGGCGTCGGTCAAAGCCGCGACCACGGCCAACATCACCCTTTCCGGGGCGCAGACCATCGACGGCGTCTCCGTCGTCGCGGGCGATCGCGTGCTGGTCAAGAACCAGTCGGCCGCCTCGCAGAATGGCGTCTATGTCGCGCAGTCCGGCGCCTGGTCCCGCGCGCTCGACATGGACGCCTGGTCGGAGGTCCCGAACGCCTTCGTCTTTGTCGAGCAGGGAACGACGCAAGCCGACACCGGCTGGGTCTGCACCGCCGACCCGGGCGGAACGCTCGGAACGACGTCCATCCCGTGGACGCAGTTTTCGTCGGCGGCGTCCTATGTCGCCGGAAACGGTCTCACGCTCACCGGTAACGTCTTCGACGTCGTCGGCACGGCGAACCGCATCACGGTCAACGCCGACTCAATCGACATCGCCGCGACCTATGTCGGCCAGACGTCGATTACGACCCTCGGCACGGTCACGACCGGCACGTGGAACGGCGCGGCGGTCGGCGTCGCCTATGGCGGCACCGGCGTCACGACCCTTACCGGGCTCGTCAAGGGCAATGGGACATCCGCCTTCACGGCGGCGGTCGCGGGAACCGACTATCTGTCGCCGTCGAGCACGATCGACGGAGGCACGTTCTGATGGCGAACGTCATCAAGCTCCTCCGCTCGACCACGCCCGGACAGACGCCTTCGTCGCTGGTCAGCGGGCAGATCGCGATCAACGAGGCCGACGGCAAGATCTTCTGGCTGAGCGCGGACGGCGTCACCATCAAGAGCGCCACGCTGTCGAACCTCGACGCTGCGCTCTCCGGGAAACTGACGGCGTCCAACAATCTCTCAGATCTGACCAGCGTCGCGACGGCCCGCACCAATCTCGGTCTCGCCGCCTCGGCGACGACGGATACGACCAACGCCTCGAACATCTCCTCCGGGACGTTGGCGGCCGCGCGCGGCGGCGCTGGAACCGTCAACGGCGTCATGAAGGCCAATGGCGCGGGCGCGGTCAGCGCGGCGACGGCCGGGACGGATTACCTTGCGCCCGGCGGCGCGCTCGGAGCGCCGTCGTCTGGCGCGCTCACGAACTGTTCGGGCCTGCCCATTGCGAACACCACGGGCACGCTCGCCGTCTCACGCGGCGGCACCGGCGTGACGACGCTGACGGGCCTCGTCAAGGGTTCTGGCGCGTCGGCTTTCAGCAGCGCCGTGCTCGGCGCCGACTATAGCCTTGTCACCGCGGCGACGACCGTCACCGCATCGGGAGCGTCCGTCACCTTTACAGGCATCCCGAGCTGGGTGAGGCGCGTCGTTCTTGTGTTCAGCGGCTTGTCCACCACTGGCAATACGTCTCAGCCGAGGGTCAGGCTTGGTCCGTCGGGGGGCGTCGCCACGTCGGGCTATGCCGGAACGTCGGTCGGCATGGTGCTGGGGATCGGCGGCAGCAACGTCAATCTCAGCGCCGGCTTCGATTCCAACGGCGAAATTTATGCGTTGGCGGTTCGTCACGGGTTTCTCGAGTTCGTTCTCGCCGACCCCTCGACGAACACCTGGGTCTGCACGGGTCAATGGGGCCAATCGGCCGGCGTCTATTCGAACTACTGGAACACACTCTGCGGCAGCGTCTCGCTCTCCGGTGCGCTTTCACAAGTCCAGCTCACGACGGTGAACGGCACGGAGACCTATGACGCCGGCAAAGTCACCCTCATTTACGTGTGAGGTTTCTCATGGAACGGATCGAGGTGAATGTCCTGACCGGCGAACAGACGATCGTCGTCATGACGGCGGAGGAGATCGCTGCGCTGCAGGCGCAGCCGTCTATGCGGCCGCCTCTGCTGCCAATCAGCGATCGACAGTTCTTCCAGCAGGCGGCGTTTGCAGGGATCATCACGCAGGCTGAAGCCCTTGCCGCGGTGCAGACCGGCGCGATCCCGGCGGCGCTGCAAACCATCGTGGACGCGATTGCAGACCCTCAGCAGAAGTTCTCGGCTCAGATGATCCTCTCCGGCGCCACCACTTTCGAGCGCAATCATCCCCTGACGCAATCGATCGGCGCGGCGCTGGGCTGGACGGAGGATCAGATCGACGAGTTCTTCCGCGCCGCCGCGGCGCTGTAACCGCAACTCAGACCAGTTTTCCATCGTGGGCCGCCTTCGAGGCGGCCTTTTTTATTGGGTCAGCCTCATGATCAATTCACGCAACATCGCGGATCTCCACCCCCACGTCGCCGGCCTCTGCAAGCGCTTCATCGCCGCCTGCAAGAAGGAAGGAATCGAGGTGCTGATCACCTCGACCTACCGCGACATGGAAAGTCAGGCGGAGATCTACGCGCAAGGCCGGACGAAGCCCGGGCGCATCGTCACCCACGCCAAGCCCGGCCAGTCCTGGCCCAATTTTCGGCTCGCCTTCGACTTCGTGCCGATCAAGGGTGGCAAGGCGATGTGGAACGACGCCCGCACCTTCAGGCGCTGTCGGCAGATCGGCGAGGGCCTCGGCCTCGAAGGTCTCGACTTCGAGATGGCGCATCTGCAGTTCCGCGGGGGCCTGACGCTGGCGCAGGCGCGCGCGGGCAAGGAGCCGAGGATTCCGGCGTGATGGCCGCTCGACTGCTCGCGTCATTCGTCGTCGCGCTTTTCGTCACCCTTGGCGGCAACCCAAACGCCTGGCCGAACGAGGCGCGCGTCTCGGCGATCCTGCGGCTCATCGGTGCAGCGATCCTGCTCGCCGTCATCTGGCTGCCGCTCGCGGGCTGCTCGACGACTCGCACACTCATCCATGCGTGCAGGGACGCTCTCTGCCGCTAACAAGGAGAAACTTAAAATGAACCTTGCGATCAATTCCCTTGCGTCCTGGCGCACGACCTTCCTCGGCCTTGCCGGCGTCATCGCCATCCTCGCCAAATGGGTCCAGTCGGGCGTCATCGACTGGAGCGACATGCCGGCGATCATGGCGTCGCTCGGCCTCGTCGCCGCCAAGGACGCCAACGTCACCGGCGTCAAGTGATGTGGGCTGCCGTTGCGGCCATCGTTCAGTCGGTTCTCGGGGCGCTGTTTTCAGCGCTCCGGGTTCGCCGGCGGGACCGGGAATATGACGCGGCCCTGCGTGGACAGGCGATCAACGAAGCTGCCCTCAAAACGAACGAGGCGATTCATGACCTTGCCGAGGCGCGTGCGGGCGTGCCGGATTCTCCTGTTGATCCCGACGCTCTCGCTCGCGAGTTGCGCGACGATCGACGAGACGCCAGCGCGGGCGGTGATCCTGCCGCGCGTCGGCGCCGTCCTTTCTGAACCGACGCCGGCCGCCCGAAAGGCCGCGATCCGCGCGCAGCTCGCCGTCGTCTGCCCGACGCCGCTCTTGGACGAAGAGCTCGAATGGGCGGCTGAATTCGTCGAAGCGAACCACAGCAAGGGCGCGGTCTGGATCGCGGGCCGCCTGCTCAGAATGCATCGGGAAGCTCGAATCTGTCGGGGCCAATAGACATGCTGACGAAAATTGTCGACGCGCTGCAAGATTCTCCTGTGGCGAAGACCGCCGACGTCGTGGTGGCGACCGGAGCGATCACCTTTCCGCTCTGGCGCGCACGGCTGCAGGAATGGAGCGCCATCGCCGGAGAGGTCACGCCCTTTATCGCGATTACGTGGATGCTGATCCAGAGCATCTGCCTGGTCTTGAGGACGTTGCGTTCCGAACACGCCGACGACTGACGCGCCGCACCCTGACCTCGCAACCCCTTGGCCGCCTCCGGGCGGCCTTTCCTTTTGGGAGAAGCCTCAATGACCACCCCGGCTTACGGGCTCGTCTTCAACCGCGACAACACGGACCCGCGCCCGGCGCAGGCCTCCGATCTTTCCGTCATCGGCCTTGTGCTACCGAGCGAGGACGCCGACGCGACCGCCTTTCCATTGAACGAGCCGGTTGCTTTCGACTCCGGTGATCCGGCCTGGCTGCCGAAGCTCGGGACGGGGGACCTCTCCAAGGCCGTCATCGCGATCGACGATCAGCTCGCCGACCTGCAAACGAGCGCCCGCATCGTGGCCGTGCGCGTCGCGGCGGGCGCCGACGACGAGGAGACCATCGCCAACATCATCGGCTCCCGTACCACGACGACCGCCGCCAACAATGTCGGGACGGGGCTCTATGCCCTGCTGCGCGCCGGCAACCAGTGCGGGGTCGCTCCGCGGCTCATCGGCGCGCCGGGCTATACGTGGCAGACGACGATCGTCGATGGCGCGGTTCAGGCCAACCCGATCTGCGCGGCCCTGCCGTCAATCTGCGCGTCACTTCTCGCTCACGCCGTCGTCGGCGGGCCGGGCGCCGGGCTTGCCGCTGCGACCGACTGGTTCGAGACGCTCGGCTCCAGCCGGCTGATCGCCATCGACGCCTGGCGACGCGTGGCGGACGGCCAATCCACTCGGCTGGAGGACGGCGTCGCCGCCGTGCTTGGCCTCTTCGTTCGCGTCGATTTCCAGCACGGCGGCTATCCCTTCTGGTCGGTCTCCGGCCAGCAGGTACAGGGGACCGTGGGGCTGAAGAATTACTATCCCTTCTCGCTCGTCGACGGCGCGACCACGGGGCAGGAACTGCTCGCAACCCATATCGGCGTGATCGAGCGCGGTGAAGTCGGGGTCGAGACGGCGATCGCCTCGAACGGCTTCGTCTTCGCGGGCGTGTGGAACGCCGACGCCGATCCGCTCTGGTGGATGTACAACAAGACCCGCGGCCGAGACTGGGCGCATCTCGCTCTTCTGAAGTCGATCCGACTGCGGCTCGGCGTCGACAATGTCACGCCCCACGGCGTGCAGGCCGTCCTCAACGACATGGTCGCCATCGGCCAGAACCTGATCCAGAACCAGTGCTCGGTCGGCTTCAAGGTCGGGTTTGAAGCGAGCAAGAACAGCCCCAACGATCTGCGGCAGGGCAAGTTCCGCGTCTTCTTCGCCACCGAGGAGCCCGCGCCAATTACGCAGGTGACGATCGATTCGCGGCCCAATTACGACGCCCTCGTCGCCGAACTCGGCGCCCTGGTCGCGCAGGCTGCGACCCTTCCCGCGCAATATCTCCAGTAAAGGAAACGCCACATGGCCGCGTCCGTCATCATCTGGGAGGCCGCTAACCTGTTCGCCGGCGACGACTCTCCCACGAATTCCAAGCACCTCACGCTGCAGAACATCCAGCTCTGGCAGCCGAAGGAAAAGACCCAAGAGCATCATCCGGGCGGGGCCATCGGCGCGATCACCATCGGCGGTCTCGGCTTCGAGCCGCCGGAAGTCACCTTCAAGCTCGTCGGCGCCGACGCCCAGACGAAAGCTCTGTTCTGCTTGGGCGCGAATGGCGTGCGGCCCTACACCATCTATGGCGCGCTGCGCGAATTCCTTGATGAGCTTCAGGTCGCAAGAAGGCTGAGCGGGTGACATGGCCAATCTGACCAGCTCCCTTACCATCAAGCTGATCGACGAGGTCAGCAAGCCCGCGCGCTCCGTGGCGCAGGCGCTGAAGGACGCCGAGAAGGCGGCCGAGGCCGTCGCCAAGGGCATGGGGAGGACCGCCGGCTCTGCCGGCGCCAGCTCGCGAGCTTGAAGCTGACGGCGAGCGAACTTCGCGACGTCCGCAGAGAATGGCTGCTCTACGCCCGCGCCTCAAAACAAGCCATGGGCGCGGAGTGGGCGGCGAAGGGCGCGGCGCAGATGCGCGGATCGGCATTGCGCGCGAAGAGGTGGCTGGGCTCGTGGCGCAGGCCGGACAGGCGGGGGTCGAGTTCCGGGATCTCGCCGGCTTCATGGATCTCACGACCAAGGGCGCGGTGGCCTTCGACGTGCCCGCTCGCGAGATGGCGCAGAAGCTCGCCGAGATCAAAGCCGCGACCGGCTGGTCGAACAGCGAGCTCGGGGAGTTCGTCGACAAGGTCAACATGCTCGGCGACACCGGGGCGTCGGCCGAGCGCGACATCGTCGAAATGTTCGGCCGGTCGGCCGCGGCGGCGAAAGCGGCGAATGTTCCCCTCGACACTACGCTCGCGGTGACCACGGCCCTCAACTCCATCGGCATGCAGCCGGAGGTCGCGTCGCGGTTCTGGAACGCCTTCTCGTCGAAGCTGCGCACATTCGACGGCAAGGAGGCGGCGAAGAATCTCAAGGAACTCGGACTCTCGATGAAAGAGGTCCAGGACGGCATGAAGTCCGACGCGACGGCGACGCCGACCATCCTCAAGCTGCTGGAGGCGCTCGACAAAAGCGCGGAAAAGGCGCGCATCGGCCAGAGCCTGTTCGGGCGGGAATGGTGGGACGAGGCGGCGCGATCCGGTCAGGCCCTGCCGGAGATCGTCAAGAACCTGCGCAACCTCACCGACGTCTCCAAATGGAAGGGCTCGTCCGATCAGGCGCTGAACCTTCAGCTGGAAACAACCGCGAATCACCTCGAACGGATCAAGGCGCTGGCCTCCCAGGTGGGCGACGCCCTCGGCCGCTGGGCGCTGCCGGGGATCAACAAGGCAATCGACTCGACCATCCGGACGGTCGAGGACTGGATGCATCCCAAGGGCCCGTCGACGGCGCCTGGCTCCTTAGCGAATTACGAGGCGCGCCTTGGCTTGGAGGAAAAGCCGAAAGCGCCGCCGCCGGCGTCTTTCCTCGGCCTGTCGGGCGCGCTCCGGGCCTCTGGCGCCGGCAAGGCGAAGGGCGGCCCGTCCTGGGCTGCAAGTCCGCAGGCGGGCCCCATGGGCGTCACGGGCGGCGTGAGTGCCAATTATCTCCCTGCCTTCCAGCGCATGCAGGGCGCGCCGTCGCTGGACCTCTCCTCGCTCAACGCAGCGAAGGCGGCGATCGATATCGCCGGTACGGCGCTGCAATCCCTGAATACGACGGTCACGCCGCGTGTGGATGCATCCTTCGTCGAAGCTGTGAAGGGTAGCGCCGAGGGCGCCCACGCCGCCGTCGAGAGCCTCAACATGACGGCTTCGCCCACCGTCAACACTGGCTCCATCGACGCCGCCATCGCCAAGGCCAATGAGTTGCGCGCACTTCTTTCCGGCATCGGGGCGCAAGCCGCCGCCGCGGGCAATGCTGCGGCCAGCGCCGCGGCACAGGCGTCGAGGGCCGCGGCCGCCATCGGCTCGGCGGCCAGCGTCGCGCGCAGCAACTATGTCGTTCCCTCAATTCCGGGCCGGACCTGATGGCGATCCTTTATCAGCTTGGCGCTTTCACCTTCGACGTGTTCCCGGTCAACGTGCATGAAGTCGAACGACAAATGGGGGCCGACTACGCCGCCAAGGACATTGTCGGCGCGATGCGGCCGCGGGAATTTACCGGCGAGGCGGATGATCGTGTGAAACTCTCCGGGCGCCTGTTTCCGCAGAGGCTCGGCGGCGTGGCTGGTATTCGCGCGCTACAGGCGCTGGCGCGAACCGGCGAGCCGCAACTGCTGATCCGCGGCGATGGCGAGGTGCTCGGCTGGTATCTGATCGAACAGGTTACCGACAAGCATTCTTTCCTTGATGTCGCAGGCGTCGGGCGCATGATCGAGCTCGATGTCGAATTGATCAAAACGCCGCTCCGCGCCGCGGCCGGCGGCATGATCGCGACCATCGCCAGCCTGTTTGGATGAGACCATGATCGAGACGCTCACCGTCGTGGCCGAACAGACCCCCCTCGACCTTCTATTGTGGCGCCGCTACCGCCGTGAGGTTCCGGGCCTTGTCGAGGATACCCTGCGGCGAAATCCAGGACTCGCGAAAATTGGCCTGTTTCTGCCGGTCGGCATGAACATCACCGTGCAGACGCCGGCGCCGGAGCCTCGCGGTCGCACGGCTTTTCAGGTCATCTCTCTCTACGATTGATCTCCATGCGCCGCGCCATCTATTTCATCTCGGTCGACGGCCGGGACGTCACCAGCAATTTCGAACCCTATCTGATACGTCTGCAGATCAGGCTGACGGACGGCGGCGAGAGCGACACCTGCGAGATTTCCCTCGACGACAGCGCCGGTCAACTGCAAATGCCGCGGGACGACGCCGATATCGAGGTGAGGCTGCAGTGGAGCGACGGCGGCGGCGCGGTCGTCTTCAAGGGAAAGACCGACGAGCCCGAGAGCCAGGGCTCGCGCGGCGGCGGGATGGTCATGAACATCACCGCCCGCGCCACGGATATGAAGGACAAGCCGAAAGAGAAGAAGACCAAGCATAAGGACGATGCGACCTTCGAAGAGACGGCGAAGGAGTTCGGGAAGCTCGCGGGATTGAACGTCAAGGTGTCTGGCGCCGTCGCCCAGAAGAAGCGCGACTACTGGGCGATGCAGAACGAATCCTTCATGGCCTGGGGCACGCGCATCGCCTCGGAACTCGGCGCGACGTTCAAGATTCGGGGCAAAGAGGCGATCTTTGTCCCGCGTAACGCCGATAACTCAGTCGGTGGGCAGCAACTGCCGACTGTCGACGCGATCTACGGCGCAAACATTCTCGACTGGCAGATCCGTCCAACTCAGAATCGGCCCCGCTACAATCGCTCCATCGTGCGATGGTATGACAGCAAGGAAGCGAAGTGGAAGAAGGAGACGGTCCAGATCAGCGACGAGACGGCGCGCGTCCCTCTTGTTGAAACGCGCAAGTTCTCAGACCGGGACCGCGCCAATGACCGGGCGAACAGTAATGCCAAGGAGGTTGAGCGCGGCAAGGGCGGAGGGCAGGTCACGATTGACGGGGATCCGGCGGCCGTAGCGCAGGCGAGGTGTATGGTTTCAGGTACCCGTGCAGGGATCGACGGGGAATATAAAATTTACGCAGCCACTCACAATTTCGCCCGAGAGAATGGCTGGACGACCACGATCGACCTTGAGCAGCCGAACAGCAGATCTTAAGGAATAGCAACCGGGCAGACCAGAGAACATCAAAGCATCTTCTCTAGATAGACCGGAATCATGCGCCACCTCATCGAGGAAGACGGACTGCAGTAGCCATCTCCCTCGATGCATAACAGCAACGTTTAAATACCGTATTCCGCAAGGAACTGCCTGAACGCCGCTATCTCATCATCCGAGATCGTTTGGCGATCCGCTTTGTTGTCCTCCTCTTCCAACTCCCAGAACTCGAGGCGAATTCTCTCGGCGAAAGGGTGGCTGCTACGAATTAGGTCATCAAAGGTGCCCAACCACTCAATCTGAGAAAATGTTTTGAGGGCATCATTTAAAGCCTCAACAGCTCTGCGATCATCGATTTTTCCTTCGACCGCTTGCGCAATAATTTGGTGCACGTCCGTTTCGACGTTGTTCCAATCAGCGCCAGAGCTGCCAGGCGGCGAGTAGGGCAAGACATCGCGAATAAACTGGAGCAACTCATTCCTTGTCTCGAACCAAGCAAAGGAGCCCACGCCACCACCGATAGCGGGAGGAGCGTCTCCATAACTATAGAACCCCCAAATATTGACCTCATCTGGCTCAGTTTGGGCGCTTTGCCACAGCGCTTTTGCTCTATTGATTTTTTCTTCCATCCGGGAACTCTCCTCCACGACTCATCAAAACCAGACGTATTAAAATCAGCTCACCAACGGAGACAAGGCCAAAGATTGATGGCAACGCCGGGCCGGCAGCTTAACCGCGCAAGCCTCCTGGCAAATTCGCCCGACGCAAATGCGTACACGCTACAATTGCTCGTCGCTAAAGTTCTCCACCCTTGTCGCGAAGCCATTGGCGATGCGCTTGGCAGTTTGGAAGCACACGGCTTACTTCGCGCCAAAAGGCTCGCGAATGGTCTGGAATTTTTAGGTGGGTCAATTCATGCACCACCACGTAGTCAATTACCTGTGGTGGGAGTTGCATCGTCCGCCAATGGAAGTTCAGAGTTCCGTCAGAGCTGCAGGAACCCCACCTGAAACCCAAGTCGATGACCTGCACGTATCGGGCGGGCTCGACCCCCACGATCTGCTTCCACCTGTTAACTGAATCGTTCAGGTAAGGGTGAGCCGCCCGGGTGTAGTGCTGGGCTATGCGCTTCTCGCCTGCCGCCACCTGTTCTCGTCGGAACAACAGTAGATCGCCGTCGAATCGAACTGTAGGGGTGGGCGGCCCGGCGGGATCTATATCTACCAGCTTCAGTCGATAATGCTTACCGAGGAAGTAGAACCCCTCGCCATCGACGAACTCGGGACGCCGAAATACGGTCTCACGACAGATATCTTTGTGGGTTGCGAGCTTCTGATGAACCCAGACCAGCTTTGTCCTGATCAGTTCGCTGACCAGGCCGATGTCGGCATCCTTCGGGAGGTGAGCCACAAGCGATGCATCGCGCTCTACCGTTAGGCCAACGGTTTTCCGGCGCTCGCTGCGCTTCACGCGAAAGGCGAGGCCGTCGACACAGATGGTCTCGCTCATGAGGCGAACGCCGCGCGGTTTGCCCGCGCGACCCCCATGCAATCAGCCGCAATTGCGTCCAGCTCCGTGAATGGGAACAGGTTGCTGCTGTCGAGTTGGCGGAAAACCCACCGCCTCGCTTCCTCCTGGCCGACTGGATTGTCCCAAAACCCTGCTACAACCGTCTCCTTCCGCACCTGCCGAACGATTTCCGAAGCCAGTTCCGCGAGCTCGGTGTCCCGGTCGCCATTCCCGTATCGCATTCGGAGAATGCCAAAGATCGGCCCCTCCGTGTAAGGATCGAGCGCGTGATACACGGCTGACCCGGATGATGCCGCCAAAGCCTCGTCGATAAGCTTCTGAAGCTGCCTCGCGATCTCGTTCCAGTCTTGTTGATGGGCAGTCAGTATGCCTTCAAGCCTCTCGCTCAGGCTCTTGAACTTCGTCGGGTCCTTTTCGAACGAAATCGAAATATGGTGACGTAGAGCATTTTCCATCTCGGCCGCCTTGGCACGATCGGTCTTCTTGCGCGAAACCTCCGCTGCAAAGTTTGGATCGAGGATCTCGATGGGCGGAATTTTGGGATCGATGCCATGCGCCTGGATGAAGGCATCAAGCATGGCTTGAACTTTGTGCGCCACGCCACGTACGTCAAGCGTGCCGTCCCGGTAGAGGTTCGCAGCAGCTTTGGCGATAAATGCGAAAATCTTCACGTCCTTGGTAAACGGCCTTGCCTCTGGGCGGGGCATCAGCGTGTCGAACAGACCGATGAGGCTTTTCACAAGAACTAGGAACTGCGCTCGAAACTTCTGGTCCTTGAGCGTTCCAATGCAAGCATCGACATATGCTTGCAGATCGGTTCCGAGTGTTATGCCGACATCGGCAAAGTGCTTGATCACTGCATCACGGGCTTGGCGAAGCTCAGGCAGCAGTTCTTCTGGCTTGCCAATCCCACCGGTCAAATCGCTCTGATCCTCGGCGTCATAAAGCGCCAACGCGTCTGCCAGATTCTTTCCAACGCCGTAGTAATCCACGATAATGCCAAACCGCTTGGCTTCCCCGGCTGTGCGATTGGTGCGGGCGATCGCCTGGAGCAGTTCGGCGCCCGAGATGGCGCGGTCGAGATACATCGCCTGTTCGACTTTGGCGTCGAAGCCAGTGAGCAGCTTGCTCTTTACCACCAGCATTGCGAGAGCATCCCGGGAAAGCGGCTTCTTGAACCGCTCGATCCGCTGCTTGATCTCTGTCGTGCCGCCCCACGCTTTCAGATGAGGCAGGTCATTGTGGTCCACAGAGATAACGGCCGCGAATTCCAGGGATTTGATCGCGTCGAGGTATGGCAGCGCGGTGGCAAGGAACGCCACGTCGCCGCCCGCATCTTGAGCATCTTCCGGGTCGATATCCTTCAAGATGTCCGCAGCGCCTTCGATGGCGGCAACAATCTCGTCGCGGGCGTTATTCAACGCGTCGACGTACTGTACTGCTAGTTCCCGGCTGGAGGCGACGAGCTGCGCCTTCAAATCGTTGGGAAGGATGTTAACGATGTAGTGCCGGAGCACGTCAATCGCCTTGGCATTCAGCGGGTCGGCGGCATTCAGAACGCGCGCACGTGTTGCATAGCGATCCTTGATCGCCTCCCGCTCCTCGGAAGACTTCCCGGCAAAGGTGGCATCGAACAGTCCATCCAACGTTCCCTTGTCGGTCACATCGGCTTTCAGTTCACGCCCCTCGTAGAGGATCTTCACGATCGCGCCGTCAGCCTCGGCGTCCCGCAGGAGGTAACGGTCGATGTAGGTGCCGAAAATCTCCCGTGTCTTCTTCTTGCTCTTCTCCTCGATCGGGGTTCCGGTGAACCCGATCCGTGCAGCGTTCGGCAGAGCGTCCAGAAGGTTCTGGTGCAGCCCGCTCGTATGCGAGCGGTGCGCCTCATCGATGAGGACGAGGACGTCCTCGCTCTCGTTCAAGACGGGGAACGCCTGTCGCTCGCCGATCTTCGCAACCAACTTGCCCGACCGCAACTGATCGGGCTTGGCGGGGAGCAGCGCATCACTCTCCGCAACCTGGCGCTCGTCATTCTCGGCAGCGAACACGATCTCCTGCTCGTCGCCACCGCCATTCCGCTCTTGCAGCTTCTGGATCATCACGAACACCAGGTCGGGTTCCTGGCGGCCCAGATCCGCTTTCGCGCCATCGGCGTTTCGCGCCACGCGCATGACCTGACCGGCGAGCTTCGCGGTCTTCGACAGCTGGTCCTCGAGATCGGTCCGGTCCGTGACCACGACCACCTTGAACCGCCGAAGCTCGGGGACTGTCCGCAGTTTCTTGACCAGGAACACCATGGTCAGGCTCTTCCCCGAGCCTTGCGTGTGCCAGATGATGCCGCCCCGACGATCCGTCATGCCGTCCTGGCGGCGGGTCTTGCCTTCGCGCAGCCGGTTAAGCGCGATGTGGACCGACCGGAATTGCTGATAGCGCGGCACGACCTTGATCCGCACGCCATCGTCCGTAGTCATGAAGACAGTGAACGAGCGCATCGCGTCGAGCAGGTATGCCGGCCGCAGAAGACCGGCGGCGAGCACCTCCTGCTGGACCAATTCGGTGCCGGGCGCCTTGCCGATCTCGCGGCACACCTCGTCATTGGCGGCGCGCGTATGCTCGATGCCGATCGGCTTGACCGAGCGCCAAGGCAGGAAATCGTCAGGCCGGGCCGTGACGGAGCCGACACGCGCGTCGTAATAGTCGGTGGCGACCAGAAGCTGGTTCGTCCAGAACAGCCGCTCCGCGCCCTCATTCTTCTCGGGAATGCGGCGATTGGCATAGCGGCGCATCTGGTCGATGGCGGTGGCGATGGGGTCAGTGACGGCGGGACTCTTGGCCTCGATCACCACCAATGGCAGGCCGTTCACGAAGAGCACGACGTCCGGCACGATAAAGCCGGACACACCACTGGCGCCCGGCGGATCGACGCGGAACTGGTTCACCGCGATGAACTCGTTCTCGTCGCCCGGCTCAAACCCGACGAAGCGCACGCGGCGCTCGTGCTCGCCGTCGGGGCCGGAGACATTCACACCACGCACGATCTTGTCGTGCAGCTCCTCGTTGATCGCGATGAAGTCCTTCGCGGTCGGCCGCTCGAGCTGCGAGATCGCCTGGGTGATACGGCGGTCATCCAGCCATTCGGAACCATCGTCGTTGCGGTTCAGGCGGCGCAGCGCGGCCTCAAGCCGGTCGCGCAGCAGCGTCTGCTGAAAATCGGTACGGCCGAGCAGATGATAGTCCTTGCGGCCGCTGGACGGGTCTTCGTCGGCGCCCTCGACATGGCGCCAGCCCATCGCGCCCAGTTGGCGCAGCAGCGGACGTTCGACGACATTGAGCTCATCCAGGCGGTCCAGCTGGGTCATTCGGCCGCCTCCCGAATGGCGGCAACAGGCTTGCGGCCACTGAGGAGGTCATCGCGCAACCCTTCGCGAAGGGACGCCAGCTTGGCGCGCTCACGACGGTGATCCTCAGTGGCCGAGGAGACACCATTCACGCGTTCGATGATGGCGCGTTGTTCGTCCAAGGTGTCCGGCACCGCAATCAAGGCCCGCCGCAAGTTGGTCGGATTGATGTTGACTTGCTGGACGCCCGGCGTGGCGAACTGCCGGATGGCGCGCTGGACCGGCGCCCAATTCAGCCAGAGGTGAAGGAACTCGGGCAGCAGTTCGTCGCCGCAGTGAAGGCGCACGAGATAGGACGCGAAGGCAGGGCCAGGTTCGTCGTGCCGCCAGATCGCGGCCTTGCCCACATGCTCCCAGCTGTTGGTGCGGTTGAACAGCACATCGTCGCGCTGCACCCGGAATCGCTCGACCGCATGAGCCGGCGCATATTTCAGATCGGACAGATCAAACTCACCGTCCTGGATGTTGTTCATCCGCAGGACGGGGATGCCCGCGCTGCTGTCACCCAAGGAGAGGTTGGTGCCATACTCCGCGCCGACGACGAAGCGGCCCAAGTTCGCGACTTTCCATGTCCCCGGGCGCGGGCCGACCATTGTCTTGACTAGCGCAGATGACACGCGGGGTGAGCCGTCATCTGCCACGCCACGCGTGAGCAAGTCGTCGATCATGCCGACGCGAACTGTCCGCAGTTTCTCGAACAGTGCATCGGCTTCAAGGACCGCATCATCGACGGCATCGAGGATGTCCGCGATCAATGCCTGAAGATCGACAGTTCCTGGCACCCAAATCCGAAGCTTTTGGAACTCACCAAAGTTCAAGTTGATGATACCGGTGGTCTTCTGCTGAGTGACGCCAAAGCGCGGCTGAGCGTAAAGGCGGCGGAGAGCATGAATCGCGAAATTTTGCGTAATCTTCTCTGTGTCGAACCTGAGTGTTCTAACAAAGTTCGATGACATAATAGGCGATGAATAATCATCCACGCGCAATATTGCGGGCCGGCCGACGGGTCGCGCTGGAGAACCACCAGCTGACTCGATTACAATATCTCCGTCCCGAAGGCCTTTTGCGGCAACCTTTTCAGACGGAATGAAGCGCTCCACGGCTGTCGTCAGCGCGACGCTGCCATCATCGTCGATTTCCGTCGATCGGACGACGCGCGAGCGAACGAACCCGAGCTGCGGCGTTTCCAGCCCCCATTCGCCTGCAAAACTTTCCTTGATGAGTGCACCCAAGGGGAGATCGCGATCAAAGGCTTCAGGCATACCCGAGCTCCTTCAGGTATCCATCCAGCAGCGACGTTGCATCAGCCCTTCGCCCTTCGATGTTCTTGAGGCTGACCCAATACTTGTCCGAGAGGCGCTGGAGGCAGGATACCAGGACGCCCACCCGACGCGCACGAGCGCGTTCCAGCCGGTCGAACAGCCGCTCACGGTCGATGGTCAGCACCAGTTCGCGGCAATCGTCGTCATCGAGTTCGGCCCGCGCTGCGGTCAGCCGCTCGACAAAAGCCGCTTTCAGCCGCCGCAGCGTGGCGCGCGCCGTCTTCAGCTCCTCCTTGATCACTTCATAGGGGGCGAGCATGGCATCGATGGTCTCCGCCTCGTCGACAAGCGGCGCGAGACGGCGATTGAGGTCGGCAAGTTCGGCCTCGACCTCCCGAACGTTCATGCCCTGCGCCCGCATCCAGTCGATGGAGCCCTTGGACGGCTTTCCGGCGGGTGTGGTCTTCACCAGCTCCTTGCGGCGCTTGTCATCCTCGCCCATCTCGGCGCGCAGGTCCTTGCGGCGCTTCTCCAGCACTTTGGGCAGCGTGGCGCCGTCCTCGGCCTCGTCCATCCAGTCCTCGGCGCCATCGACACCGTCGCCGGTTTCCCAGGCTTCCTTCTCGGCCTTGATGCGCTCCACCTCGGCCTGCGCCGCAGAGAGTTGGGTCACATAGTCGGCCATCCGGTGCCGCACGAAGGGATGCGCGAGCAGCTCCTCCAGTGTCACCTTCACGGTCTTCTTGACGTCGCTGTCCTCGTCGTCGTCGGCCTCTTCGTCTTCGAGCGCGGAGCGGAGCGTCTCGACCCAGCCGTCGACAAGCTCGGCGAACCCGTTCTCGACGATGACGCGCAGCTCGTAGCGGATTTCGTCCCACCAGCCCGCGATGGCGCCCATCAGCGCATAGCGATCGACGCAGCCCACCGGCAGCATGGCTGGCTCGAAACTGTCGAGCAGCTCCCGCCGCAGCGGCATGAGGCGCTTGGTTTCTGGCAGATCAGCTAGCCCTGTCTGCGCCGAAGCCCACCACGTATCAAAGGCGCCTAGCATTTCTCCGGCCCGGCCGGCGACGCCAGCATCCGTTTCCACCAATGCACGGATGTCGGCCCGCTTCGCCACAGTAGGCGCGAATTCGGCGTAGTCGGGATCGCGGTCGGAGAACGGCGTGCCAACGTCGAAGCCCTGCGCAATCGCCTGAGGGCGGATGGCTTCGATCTCGCGCTTTGGCACACCGCCATGAAGGTGCGCCCGCACGTCATGGGGTTCCGGCGGCGGGCTGCTGTCGGCGTAGCGACGGATGTTCAGGTTTCCGGCTTCGTCCTCAATGATGGCCTTGTTGTCGAGCACGGCCGCGAAGCCAGGCACGTCGACAAACGCATCATAAGCGCTGACAACCTTCTCGATGTGCTCCGGATCGATGAAGTTCTGCGCACGGCCTTCGCGATATTCGCGGTCGGCGTTGATGAACAGCACCTTGCCCTTGCGCTCATCCGGCTTGCCGCCGGGATGGCGCATCACCAGGACACAGGCCGGGATGCCGGTTCCATAGAAGAGATTCTGCGGCAGACCGATGACCGCCTCGATGCAGTCGTCCTTGAGTAGCGCGATCCTGATCTTCTTCTCTTCCCCGCCGCGGAACAGCACGCCGTGGGGCATCACGACCGCCATCTTTCCGTTCTGCTTGAGGCTCGCCAGCATGTGCTGCGCGAACATCAGGTCGGCCTTCTTGCCCGTCGTCGGGCACCAGCCGAAGCGGAAGCGGTCGCCGAACTGGATGCCGCGCTTGGTGTAGTTCTGGCTGAAAGGCGGATTGGCGATCACCCGGTCGAAGCGCATCAGGCGGCCATCCTCGATGTGTTTCGGTTCGAGCAGCGTGTCGCCATTCCGGATGTCGGCGTCGGGAACGCCATGTAGCAGCAGGTTCATCCGGCAAATCGCCCAGACAGCCCCGTTGTCTTCCTGCCCATAGAGGCGCAGCCGCGGCCCTCCGTGCTGGAGGGCGTGCTCGTTCCCCTGGTTCAGCATGCCGCCGCTGCCACAGGTCGGGTCGTAGAGCGACGTGCCACCCTGCGGGTCGAGGATCCGCACCATGAGCTGCACGACCCCTCTTGGGGTGTAGAACTCGCCAGCCTTCTTGCCGGCCGAGTCAGCGAATTCGCTGATGAGATACTCATAGGCAGCGCCGAGGAGGTCCGGAAACTCGAAATCATCGTCCAGAAGCCGGTACTTGTTGAAGTGGCTGATGAGCCGCCGCAGCTTCTCGTCGGGGATTTCAGATTCGCCGACCTTACGGGCGAAATTGATGTGACCGAGAACACCGGACAGCGCCTGGTGGTTCGAGTTTTCCAAGCCCGCCAGAGCCTTGTTCAACTCGTTTGCGACATTCGAATGTACGTCGTTCAGCAGCCGCCCCCATCGGGCAACGGTCGGAACAAAGAATGTTTTTTGATATGAAGACGGATGATCGGCCCGTTGGAGCGCCTCATCTTCGGTGCGCCCCTGCGCGCGCTGCTCTTTAATAATCTTGTCGCGTTGCTGCACGAACACGTCCGAGCATCGCTTCAGAAACAAGATGCCGAAAATGTATTCCTTGAACTCCGACGCGTCCATTTTACCGCGGAGGATGTCCGCTGCGGCGAACAGATGGCGTTCGAGTTTTTCAAGGGTCAACTTGGCCATTGGCCGCACGCTCCAGTCGTCCAGATTTCTGATTCGGACAATGCCTCATTATGCGCGGCTATGGCTTCAATATCGAGCGGTCTATCTGAATCTTAACAATTAGAAAGGGCAGGAACGCGTCCTCTCCGACGGCTTCCCATGGCTATGCGGTCAGAAGGGGCCGCTGACCTTGGCTGCCTTTATCGGTGAGCCTCCTGTCAGGGCCAGCCAATCGAAGCTAACCGACAACGTCACAGATGTTGACGCCATAGATGTGAATGATATACACACTTGTGACAATCGCTCACAGGAGTTATTTATGGAGCATGATCTTGTCGGCATCAACGAAATCGCGACCATGGCGGGCGTCAGCACGCAGGCGGTTGCGAACTGGCGGGTGCGCTCGTCCGATTTCCCGCAGCCGCTGAAGGAACTCGCGTCCGGCCCGGTGTTTCGACGCACTCAAATTCGCGCCTGGCTCATGCGCAACAACCGCAAGCTAGGCTCTCTGGAAGAATTTTCGTCCTTCTACCCTCGTCTTAAGAGCTTCCGAAATGACGATGAGGCGCTATCGAACTGTATCGAGGAAATCGTCGAGGAGCTGGAGAGCGCCTCGACCACCGGCGACAAGCCGGGCATGCTCCTCGGCAAAATCCAGTCCGGCAAGACCCGCGGATTCGTGGGCGTCATCGCCCGAGCCTTCGATCGCGGCTTTGACATGGCCATCGTGCTGACCAAGGGCACCAAGACGCTCTCAGCGCAGACCGTCCGTCGTCTTGAGGGCGACTTCGCGGAGTTCATCGAAGACGACGAGTTCCTGGTGGTCGATATCATGAACCTGCCGGGCACTCTGCGCCGTAGCGAGCTGCGTAGAAAAGTGGTTGTCGTCGCGAAGAAACAGGCCCGTAATCTCGAACGCCTTCTCGAGTTCATCACGAAGCACGAAGACCTGCACGATCGAAAGGTCTTGCTCGTGGACGACGAGGCCGACCTCGCCAGCGTCCGCTTCGTACGCAAGGGCGGCGACGCCAACGTCAACCAGGGCACCATCGCCGATCAGATTGATCAGCTGCGCAACATGACAAAGGGCATAGCGTTCCTGCAGGTCACGGCCACCCCCTACTCGCTGTATCTCCAGCCGCAGGATTACGACGAGGCGAATACGAACTACGTGTTCAAGCCGAAGCGCCCCGCGTTCACGAAGCTGCTCCCCATCCACTCCGGCTATGTCGGCGGCGACGATTATTTTGGTCAGTTTGATGATGACGATCCTCGCTCGAAGCTGATCGTCGAAGTCGCCGAGCAGGAGCAAGACGCTCTCCGCCGTCCCGACAAGCGGCGCATCAGCGCCAATAACGTGCTTGAGACGGATAACGTCTCTGGATTGCGGCGGGCGATCATCACTTTCATCGTCGCTGTGGGTGTGCGCCGCTGGCAGCAGCGGGAAGGGGGCGAGCGCGCGAAGAAATACGCGATGGTGATCCACAACGACATCACCCGCGCCGCACACGCATGGCAGGACCAAGTGATCGATTGGATATTCCAAGCGATCGTCGGTGCCGCCGAGAACGACCCGACGCAACTGCGTCCGCTCTTCGACGCAGCTTTCGAGGACCTAGAGACGTCAGTCCTCGCCGACAAGGGCAAGATGCCGCCTCGCGAGGAAGCCTTCGACGCCTTCATCGATGCACTGCAGAGCGACGACGTGGCAGTGGAGAAGGTCAATTCGGACACCGACGTCATGGCCCTGCTGGACACCAACGCAGAACTCAAGCTGCGCACGCCCTACAACATCTGGGTGGGCGGCAACATCCTCGATCGTGGCATCACCATCCCGAACCTCCTCTCATTCTACTATGGACGCAACCCGAAGACGATGCAGGCCGACACCGTGCTCCAGCATTCCCGCATGTACGGCAATCGCGACCGTCGCGATCTGGCGGTCACTCGCTTCTATACATCGCGGGCCGTGTATGACCGGCTCTACACCATCAACACACTCGAGGGCTCACTAAGGAAGGCCTTCGAGACTGGCGCCCACGATGCCGGAGTTGTGTTTATCCAGTCGGATGCCGTGCGCCGGGTGCGCCCCTGCGCCCCCAATAAGGTACTGCTCAGCGACGTTGTAGCCGTCTCCCCCAACGATATGCTGCTGCCCAGCGACTTCCAGACCAAGGGCGGCACTACCATGGCGAAGATCCAGGCCGATCTGGATCGCCTGATCAAGCCGGAGTGGCGTGACACCGGAGACTTCGTCGCAGTCGACCGCAAAACGGCAATCGCGATCATCGACGCCATCGCGAAAAGCATGGAGTTCGATACCGTCGAGTTCGAGTGGGACGCGATGCGCGGCCTAATCGATTACTACTCCGACGTCGCGAAGGACGGCGACGGCAAGATCCTGATCTACGCCGAGACCGGCAGAAAGCTGTCGCGAGCCGGTTCAGGCGACAAGTCCGGCCGCTCGATCCTCGGCACGGCGCTCCGCAAGAAGGTGCTAGGCGAGCCTCGCTCGAAGCCCGCGCTAATTCTGCTACAGCAGGAGGGCGGTCGGGAGCTGGGCTGGACAGCGCACAAGTTCTGGTGGCCACTTTTTGCCGCCCCCACTGACGCCGAGCCATGCGTGTTCGCCACCAAGGTTGCCACCTAGCTGCGGTCTATCTAGAGCGGGCTCCGACCGTTCTGAATCGGTCTAGGATTCCCGAATCGGCTGAAGTCTGATTCATAATTTCTGCCGCGAGAAGGAGGCGGCAGGAATGGCGCTTTCCGACGATCTTCGCAAACGCGT